ACAAACTATTCGACCGTGCCATGAAAGAGGGTGGCTGGATGCGGACGGATGGCGTGTTCAAGGAGTGGGATAACCTCGGCAACGAGACCAAAGCTCTGCTATTCCCGAAGGAAGGTCAGGTCGATGCCCTGAACCGCTTTTTCCTGGCGCAGAAAATCACCGCGGAGCGGATCAACACGTCCGGCACCGCACTGGTGAAAGAGGCCCAGGACGCCGGCACCAACCTTCTTAAATGGTTCAAAGGGAAGTTTGCCGGCGACATTCTCTTCAGCCCGAGGGGCATTAAATTCCTGACGGGCATCGCGCAGAATCCGCCCCGTAAGGCCTCGGACGTCGCGAAACTGCAGGCCGAAGCGATGAAGGTATTCCGGGCAATGGATGCGGAGAAGAAGCCACCGGAAGAACCGCCGGCCGGGCCGCCAGCAGGGGGCGGACCGCCACCTTCACCTTCAAGCGGTGGAGGAGGAGCTGCGGCCGCCGAGGGAGGTGGGGAGGCTGGAGCCGGAGGCGCAAAGGGTTCGCTACAGGAACGGCTGCAGACCGCAGGCGACGAAGCGCTCGATCGGGTCAGAAAGAGTGGCGCACTACGGGGAACTACCCTGTCCTCACAGTTCCCCGCAGAGGTCACCAAGGACATGGTCACATGGGGCGCCGCTCGAATCGCGAATGGGGCAATTGATTTCGGAAAGTGGAGCAAGGCTATGTTGGCCGATGCGACGGATATCAGCCCCGAGGCCGCGGCGAGATTACGCGCCATGCTACCGCAACTCTACAAAGATGCCCAGAAGGAATATGAACACCACGCCCAGACGATCGGCGCACAAAACATCGCAGACCTTCCGAAGATCATGGAATACTACAAGGCCGGTAAGGAAGGGAAGCACTGGTACAACTTCGTCCGGCCAGCCCTGCAGCCGCTTTTCGGGCAGAACACGGATCTGTTTCTGAAGATGTTCGCGGCTACGAGTCCGAATACCAAGGTGACGCAAAACGTCCTGAACGCAGTTAAAGCCTATCGCCAGTTTCTTACGGGGGAACCCTTCACCGGAATGCCGGCGCATGTGGACAATCTGAACCGGGCCGTTACCGGCGTCAAGATGAGTGGCCCAAAGGTGGGCGCGTTCGGTCCTAATTTGCTGGGGAACCTGACCCCGGTCACGGTCGATCTCTGGATGGCGCGAGCCATCTTAGGCAGGGACACGGTTACACCCCTGCAATCCAAGCTAGTGGATTACATGACCAGTCAAGCGGCAAAGAAAGTCGGCCTGGAACCGGCAGAGATGCAAGCCGCGATCTGGACGGGCATCAAGAAACTATCGAAGAGCCGGGACACTTCCGCCCCTCCGGAGGTGATCGTCAAGGAATACCTCGACAAGAATCCGGAGATCCGGAAACTGTTCGAAGACAGCCTGGAAATGAGTAAAGAGCACTTCAAGGGATTGCAGTCGAAGCAAGCGCCGGCTAAACCCCCGCGGAACTAACGCTGTTTGGTGAGCCTGGCGGCCGCAGCCTTCTTGCGTTCCTGTTTGAGGTTCTCAAGCATCTTCTCGATTGCCTGCAGGTGTCGGGCGCGAGCCTTGGTCGGGCGCCGCGCGCGCTCCTTCTCCATCCATGCATGGGCGGCGGCTTTCTCTGCCGCGGTCTCCCGGTTGGTGCAGGGCATATCCTTGAATACCGCAAGCACCTGTTCGGGGTTAGGCGTCTTCTTCATTTACTTTGCCGCCTTCTTCTGGCGCACAGCGACTTCCTCTTCGACTTGGCGACGGGTTTCAGACACGAGCCATGCGTCATGCCCTTTCTCGTATTGCGCTAGTGCCGCATCATATTCGCCCCAAGTCTTGAAATCAGCCATGTCGGGCTTGGTGGGTGCGCCGCCCTTCAACACCGTGATCAGCCCGGCGGGAACAACCTGCGGCTCAGTAGGCACGACAATAGGTAGGACAAGGCGCCTTTCCGGTTCAGTCGACCACTGAACTTGCCACACTCTGCCGTCCTCTTGATCAGTGAGTATGAAATTAAAAATATTTGTCGTCGGCGTTAGGGTGAACCGACCAGGCTTCTTTCCATCCGCGAGAGCAACAAGGCTCAGAGGGTAAGCAAAGCGCTTATCATCTTCGGCGTTCCATTGGATTTGCAAAATCTCACCGGTGCGTGTGTCAAGCCGGAGAAAAGTAAACATATTCCTGGTTCGGAACAGCCGATATGGCGCATCGGTTCTTTGAGTTGGTTCGGGCAAGGTATCCTGCCCCTGCCCAAACATCGGCGCAAGAGCGAACACAAAAAGACCAGCGAGAATCTTTATCACTTCGCGGCCTTCCGTAGAATTTCACTCCACTCAAAAGGACACTGGGTATGCGGTTTCACATCATATTCGGTGGCGACCGTCCGGGCCGCATCGGAATAGCATCCCTGCAGCTCCTCGGCAGTTAGCCGGCGTTTCAGGCTGGGACTATCACTCAATAGGCTGCGGATCTCACGCTGCTGCCGGAGGATTGAAGCACGCCATCCTCGCTGGTTGTTCTCTAGCAATGGCCCGGATGTGAGGCTGAGCTTCAGCAAGTGCTCGATAATCTGTGTAATCCTGCTCCGCAACTGGTGACGCTCGCTCTTTCCCAAACTCTCGATCTCCTCGGCTACATTTTCCGCGTCTACCTGCTCAAACTTCCCCGCACGAATTAGCTCCGCTGTTCGGTCGCTCCATTCGGCGAAATCCCGCTCATACAGGGGTTTCGTGCTGCTGCTCATTTCGTTACCTTCTTCTTCGCCTTCTTTTTAACAGCCGCCCATCGCTTCGTCGCCGCGTTCTTCGCTGCCGCCGACCGTTCCTCGGGCGTCATCTTTGCATACCGCCTCGCGACCATCTCTGATCCAAGGGACTTCTTTTGAGCCATACAGAGCATTGTAGCCCACGTGGGAATGATACCACACGAAGGAGTTTATGCCCACGTGAGGATAGTCAGGAAAAAGCGTTGCTATGCCCACGTGGGCATGATACCTTCTTTATATGAAGAACGAAGACACCATCCGCTGGATGGAAGCAGTGCTGGCAAACGACGAGTGCTCCACCGATAACCAACTTTTCGATTGCTTCACGAGTCAAGGCGTGGACCCTGCCGAGGCGCAGGCCTGGATCGCGCGGCGCGAAGAATTCCTGGGGGCCTTCTAGATGAACAAGAAATTCCAAGTCGAGAAACGCGGCAAACTGCAGTGGGTTCTGATCCGCCAGGCGCCGCATGATCCCCAGTACAACGTGGGTTCCCACATCCCCGGGTACGGCAAGGTTGTTGCCGTCGAGGAGGTCCTCTAAGATGCCAAGAACCTTCGCGGAGTGGGTAGAGAAGGCCGATCGTCACGCAGGCTTCATCGAGGGCTTACTAGACGGATCGATCGGGTGCTGCGACATCGCGGTGGCGAATATGACCGTAGAAGAAGCGATCGCAGTAGAGCGGCGCAACGTCGCGTACTGCCTCAAGCAGGCTATGGAGGTCTCCCAGTGAGGCGCCCCCGGGCCCGCTTTGTGGATCTCTCGACGCTGATCATCGGCGCCGTACAGAAACCCTCCCAGACCGGCCGGCCGGTGCCAAACGTACGCGTCCCGCTTAAGACCAAGTACAAGAGCCAGTGTCACATCTGCGGGGGCGCCAAGGTCGTCCAGTCGGCCGTACCGGGCGTCACGCTCCTCTGTCCAGTTTGCACGGGGTACCAGCAATGCGGTCTCTAACCAGCTACCTGATGCATGCTGTGCACGGCAAGAAGGCCCCCCGCCGGGCGCCGCGGCGCAGCTCCGGCCGCGGGCCGGTCCGCGATCGCAAGTACCTCTCCTGGATCCGCACGCTGCCCTGCGCAGCCTGCGGAACCACCCACGAAGTGCAGGCCGCCCATACGGGCTCCGATGGCGGGATGCGCCAGAAGGCCAGCGACACCACTTGCGTGCCCCTGTGCCATGACTGCCACCAGGCGGCACCGGTCTCCTACCACCGCGATCGCGCCGGCCTCGGCGTGGACTTCCCCGCATTGGTGGAGCGCTTAAACGATCTGTACTCCGGCATGGCGGAATACGCAAGGGGGCAAGAGTGAGAGAATACGCTCGTGCAATCGCGGGAGGCTGGCCCGGCCTCCTGCTGTTCATCCTGGTAATGTTGCTGGCCTTCACCCTGGGGGACAGATGAAAGAGAATGATCACATGTTCAAGGCCAGGTCATGGACGCCGTACCGCGAGGTCATGCGCTACCGGCGTCTGCTCATGCTGTCGATCCTGGTCAACCTGATCCTGGCGGCGGCGCTGCTGCACTGCCTGCGATAATTTCACAATGCCTACCAAACGCACGCTTTTCATGGAAACGACGGAAGTTCCTGCGGAGAAAACGGCTGGTGAGGTCATCTCCGAACTCGTGAAGGCTGGCGCCAATCAGATCAACACCGAATATGATAACGGGGCTATTGTGGGCCTGCGCTGGATCATGCGGATCGCCGGCCAGGATGCGCTATTCGCCATGCCCGCGCGTATCGAGCCGATCTACAACATCCTCCTCAAGCGCGCCAAAAATGGCAGCCAGTGGTACGGGAGGCCTGAGCAGATCGAGAACCTGCACCAGAAAGCCCGCCGGGTGGCGTGGCGGCAGCTTCTGCGCTGGACTCAGGCGCAACTCGCAATGATCGAGTGCGGCATGGCCGAGGCTGGAGAGGTGTTCTTTCCTTACCTCCAGACGCCGGCGGGAACCTCGATTTTCGATACCTACAAAGAGCACGGGATGAAGATGCTGCCTCCCGCTCCGCCTTCCTAAACGTCTGCCCTGCGATGAAGACCACGCGAAGGAAACCAAGAAGTAAAACCGCAGACCTCAGCCCTAGCCTGCATTCGCCCGCCCTGCCTTATCTGTTTGCCGTCCCCGCGGGTTCCACCCTAGCCATCAATCCTTCCCCGCCGCCCGCTTCGGGAGCGCCTCGTGGCAATAGCTGATGATTCGCTCCAGGTCGCCCCGTTCGTAGATCAGATAAATTTCATTGTCATCGAAGCATCCGTCTCGGCCGAAAGATTCTTCGAGTGGATAGCTTGCGCCCGTTTGTAGCATCTCCTCCATCCGGTCCGTCAACTGACCAGAGTCGTGCGCGTCGATGCCGTTTAGCGCCAGACAAACGAAATCGTTGTACTCCAGCGTATCGGCCTTTACGTGCATCACACCAAAGGTTGGTTCATCCGGACTGGGCGCAGAGCAGTAGATCGTGCCGGGTGGAAGCTTCAGAAACTCGCGGCGGCGAACAATGCGCATCAGTCCTTCCCCGCGGCCCGCTTCGGGACCGCCTTCAGTGTCCCAGCCTGAGGAAACGACGCGATCAGTTTACTTCCACTCCCTCAGCCTTTTAGCCCGGGCCTCGTTGGCTTCATCAGTCAACTCCGCATAGATCATCGTGCTCCTGATGTTTACGTGCCCGACGTGTGCCTTAACGTCCATGATGCTCTCTCCCTGGTCACTGATCAGGTGCGTGCAACAGGTGTGTTTCAAAGCGTGCGGGTGCGCCTTCTCGAGTGGAATCTGGGCTATCCGGCAATATTTCCGCATCAGATCGAAGATGGTCTTCCTACTGATCGGCGTACCTAACCGGGAAGGGAAGAGGCAACCAGGTTTGATACCCCTCTTTCGTATCCAGGCTCTGATAGCGAGGGCCGCGGCCGTTTGTGCGGTGCACTCGCCGGAGATCGAGCCCTTCAATCGGTGGATCAGGATGCGGTCCAAGTCGAGCGCGGAACCTGGTCTGTAATCAGACAGTTGGAGCTTCCCGATCTCGCTTGCGCGCAGCCCGTGGTGGTACAACAAGCGGAAAATCGCCCTGTCCCGGGGGGAATCGATCGCCTTGAACAACCTGTTTTTCTCTGGAACGGTGAGGTAGGGAGGGAGGTTTCGGACCTTGCGTTTTCGCTTGATTTTACTGGCTTTTTGAGCCAACTGGACATTATGCCCGTAACGTCCAGTTGGAGGCTTTTTTGGCGTCTGTTTCTCCATGTTTCCGTTATTTTACCCCTCCCGGCGACCAGCCATAATGTCCGGTTAAAAAAGTGGGGAAAATCGCGAAAAAATGCCGGCCTCGTCCGCCGCGCCAGCCAACGGCGCCGGGCGGGCCGCGCAGAATGATAGACAATTGAGAGTCGAAAAGGGGGGCCGGAAACTGTGGCCTTTGCGCTAGCGTCTACTGTAGACCGTGGATCAAACTTGCCGCGGTTGTGCCATATCTCCCCATTGTAGGTATCAGGGAAGTTGAGAACCGGCCGGCCCGGGGAATACGATCTCTCCATGCTCGATATCAACAAACTGCTGGCGGAACTGCGTGCCCAGCGGGATTTGATCGACGTGGCAATCCAGGCGTTAACCCGGGTCAATGGTTGCGCCCGCAAATGCCCAGATTTCGCGGACCTTGCACGCGCACTCGGCCCTGCTATAAAGCGAAAGTCCGGCCGCAAATCCATGTCAGTTACAGAACGCCAGGAGGTGTCCAGGCGGATGAGCAACTACTGGGCGCAGCGCAGAGCGGGGGCGTCATAGCGGGCCCATCCCCCAATCTGTCGCGACTTCCACCCACTCGTCGATACCCCGGCGGCTGGTGATCTTATGCGCAGCCTGGCGCAGCTGCTCGAGCTCAGCCCGGCCGGCCGCGTCCAGGTTCGGGTTCATGTCCCACACAGGCGATTCGATCCACTGCACCAGATAGACGCGAATCAGCCCGACATCGTAATTGGACAGCGGTTCATCCCGCAGATAGCGCTTCATCGCCTCGGCCAGGCGGCCGTCGATCTCGTTCATCCAGTAGCCCGGCGGTCTAGGTGCGGGACTCATCGGAAACCTTCGATGAAATGGCGCATTTCGGGTGCAGTATGTAGGCTGCCTATCATGTACAACTGCATGCCTATGTCGAACCCGGGGTGGTTTTGGGTTTCCGGGTGCTTCGTCAAATCGGACCCGATGGATGTTAAAGCCTGGAGCAAATCGCCCATCTCGACATACTCCAGGGCGCGCTTCTTTGCCCACTTCAAATGCTCGTCACGGGTGATCATGCGCCCTTCTGCACTTCCGGGCCAGGGCATAGGATAGGGCGACAAGTGCAACACTACGCTGTCTGGCTCAGTGCCACCAGCCGATACTTCGATGGAATACAGCAGGGAATCGCGGCCTTTATGGTCCCGGACCAGGATTTCTGTGTTCGGTCGAACCGCCAATAAATTGTCGCGCAGGGTTTCGGCTGTCATAGCTTCCTCGGTTCAGGTGCGGGACTCATGATCGGTACGCGAGCTTCCGGCCCAGCTTGAGGATTGCCCCGTAGTCGACGTTCAGGGCCTCACGGCTGCCCTTCAGCCGCACCGATAACCACCGGGGATGCAGTTCGACGACGATGGCGTCTGTGCGCTCGAAAACGTCAGTTTCGCGTACGACGGGAGCGTCGGGGCGTATTTTTGTCATCCAGAAGGCGCCTCAGATCCTCTACGGATACCACAAGGCACGGACCGGGGCACGCTGCGACGTAAGGAATCAGTCCTTTGGTGCTGCACCAGGCGGCGCGGCCGGCGCGCGGCACGACGAGATATTCACCTTTGGGGTTTCCGATCCGTAGTTTACGGATCCGGGGGAGTGAGATGCACTTGCGGCGCAGTTGGGCGACGATAGCCGTGGTCAACACCTGGTCTTCGGTGAAGTCCCGCCAACCGCGGACCCGACTGTGCGGGATGATGCCTCTGTCGCACCACCACTGCAGCTGACGGTGGGTAATGCGGCATCGCCGGCAGAGTTCGTTGGTGGTCATCGCCGGCGGTCCTGCCTGGCGACGTCGATCACCAGAAGTACCAGCACGATCGCGATGATCGCAATCATAATCACTTCCATAGATCCCCCAACCGCGGCCGCCGGACCCTGCCTAAACCCTCATGAAAGGTGTGGCAGTTCCCGCAATATTTCTGCCTGATATCGGTCGGGTTATACGAAACCATGCCGCACTTCGGGCACTTAATGGACGGCTCCTGGCTCCGATGGCACGCACAAGGGCAGGCTATCTGCCCATCCAGTCTGCGTTGTCTGGCACACCTCCAGGCGTCAGATGCTCCACAATTGCAGGATTGTTGCGCCATCATAGCTCCCTCAACAGCGGCCGCCCGCGGTCCTTACGCGTCCGGCGGCTTTCTTTGTGATGCGGTTGGTCGTGGTGGAGGTGGCACCAGGTGCACCAGCAGCGCAGATTCAAGTCATCCATGTTCGCGGGGTTGTTATCGGCGTGGGCGATGGTGAGCTTCACCCGGATCTTGCGCGGCAATCCGCGGGCGGATAGCGGCGAGCAGGGCCACCCGTACTGGTTGCGCCAGACCTTGGAACCTTCGCGGATCCAGATCATGTGGTAGCGGCGCCGGCCGCCGAACTGCGGGTCACGCGACTGCCAGGTGTAAGTGAAGATCCACGCGTGGAGCGGCTTACGGCAGCACTCGCATTCCTCGTGGGCGCGCTTCAGGACGCGCGGCCGGATCTCGGTGCGCCACAGGTGGCCGTAATGCTGGCGGAACTCAGGGGCGATCGGCATCACAACCACCTCAGTGCTGCGTAGTTAATGGCCAGGTGCATAGTGTTGTCAGCCGCGATCAACAGCCAGACTGCCATCCATGGTGGCCGTTCACTCGGATACCCGGTCACGCTGCAATCAGCCCATATCGGAAAGGGCCGTCCTAGGAAGTTTTTGGCAAACACCACGTACCGCGCCAAACGGAAACGATCAATCAGAAAATGGCTCGCCCAGATGATTAGAACGGCCCTCCAACTCCCGATTAAGAGAAAGGGCAGGGAATACAGGGTGACGTGGCAGACGGCCGCGAAACTGCTTTTGACCTTGTTGATCGCCATCCAATCGGATTGGGTAACGTAGTCGCCGATCAGGTGCAGGATTAGTTGGAGCATTACGGATGCGCCGCCTTGAATTCCTCGGGAATCTCGTAGGGAACGAAGTTCGGGTTGCCGGTGTTCAGTCGGTTCACAAAATCGATCCAGGCGTAGAACGTCCACTTATCGCCGGTCCTGCTGGCGGCGCCGGTGGCATAGCCCAGGATCAGGATCAACTGGTCGTAATCGTTGCGCGACATCTTGAGCGTGATCGTGTCGCCATTTGCGGTGTATTTCATTCTGGCCGCCATTCTATCGAATGCACCATAAACCCCTGCTCCTGATGCTGCGACAATTCCTCGAGCGTCGACACCAACCGCAGGACCAGGGACACCGTCGACGTCGACAGTCCCTCGGCCCCCAGCAGCCGCTCCACCAGCGGCGCCACCTCGCCCGCGGTGTAATCGATCGTCTTGTCCTCGGTCCCGATCCGGTAGGAGATCCGCAGCACCTGTGGTGCGTTCATGCGTCCTCTTTCGCGATTTCGGGGCCGGTGGGTTGGGTCGGCTGTAGGGTCTGCTGAAAACTCCACTGCATAAGCTCCATGATGGTGGTGTTACTGAACAACCTTCCAAGTGGCTGCTGCGCCATCCAATCGGCGGCCAGTTCATCCAACGCACGGTGCAGTGCGATATGCCGTTCACGGTGTTCTTCGTCTGTCATGGTTTCCCTTTCACGAGTTCGCCACGGATCGCCAGCCGGATCATGCGGTCCCCTTTTTCACCACGGCAAGGCCCGGATTGAGAATCTTTCTGGCCCAGCTAAAGCCGATGCTGCCGCGGGGAAATATATCGGGCGCGTCGAGAATCTTTCGCGCCGCTGCGCGGTGTACCGCATCGGCCCACGCCTCGGCAAGGAGCGGGTAGTTGTCCGGCAGCCGCGGCGCAAAGCAGCCAAAGCCAAGTGGGTGCACAGGAGTTGGGCCTATGTACGTGTGGGTGAACTTCCGTACGCGATTAACGATGCGTTTTGGCCTCTGGTCTAGTAGAGGTTCGCCGACGGGTTTGTCCGTCATAGGTTCCCAAGATTCTCACGCCACTCTGGCGTGCGCCCGATCGTTCCCGTTCCGGGGGTGGGTTCTGCCGGCTCGGCGAGCGTCGTAGCCAGGCGCTGTCGTAACACCAGTTCCAGCCGCGCGTCGATCGACCGCAACAGACTAGCCTGATACGCCGCCCAATCTTTAGGCTCGCAACGGTGCAGATCGCCAAAATTCTGCGGATTGTTGTTGTAGTTCGCTCCGCACGCACCACACTGCTTCTGTTCAGTCACGGTTCCCTCCTCCCACCGGCGCCGTACCGTCGCCACCCTCCCCCGAGCGTAACGAGGCCGCGGCGCCGGCTTGCGTCCCGTGCGCAAGGTCAGGATGCGTCCAGCCCTGGCCGGACACGTACCCGTGGCCGGCGTAGGGGTGCAGTTTCCAGTCTTCGTTCGCGTGGACACGTTTTTCGGTGCAGGCGGGGCAGGTCATGAGGTGGCTCCTAGGTGTAAATAGAAATCAGTCACCGCTGGCCCCGTTCGCCTGTGCCAGTTCCGGAAATTCCTTCAGTGCCCGTCGCTGTTCATCCGTGTCGAATTCCTGCCAATTCTCGCGGACATACGCGATGCGTTCTGCCTTCCGTTCCTCTTCTCTTCTCAGTTCCGTCCTCACGTTCTGGAGATCCACACCCATGCACATCGTTGGGACGTACTTGATAAGGAGGCCGGTAACGCTGTGGATCTTTCCCTTGCGGATCTGCTCGCGTGCTGCGTGGAGCTTCATGGTTGCCAGTGCGACAATCTCCGGGGCAGTGATCGTCTTCTCAGCAGCTCTGCACCCAGCTACCAGTCGACGAGCTGCATCACCGTCAACGTTCAGTTCCTGGGTTAGGAGCGCTTCCATGTCCGTAGCAGAATCGGCGGCGGCGTTCTTCAGAGAGGCCGCCGCCGGAGTAGAATCCTCCATCGATGGAGAAGTGCCGCGCAGAGAAGTTCTCTGAGACTCTAAAATTGCACGTTTGGAACCATCCCCGGAAGCCTTGTCTGTAGCTGGAGTTACCTTCCCTTTCTCCGGTTTTTCAACGGTCTGTACAACCGGGGTTTCTGATGTTTGTACAAACCCGTCCGATGTTTGTACGGACCTTTCCTCAAAGGTCTGTACAAACCTTTCCAGGCCAGGAAGAAACTCTTGGACCAATTTGACGCGGACCGGCGACTTGGCCGCGCCGTTCTTCGGTTTGTGCTCCTCGCGGATCTTCTTTATCCCGAACTTGTCGAATATGGTATTCTCACGTTGGTCGAAGATGAGTCGAACCGCCACAGTGACATCCGCGTGCACGTCCTTATATAGCCGCTCGTTTCGCTCGTACTCGGCCTCAAAGTTCTTTCGCTTCGCTTTTGGTAAACGCTTGATTTGTAAGCGCAAATAGGGTGGAAAAAGGTCTGTACAGACTAGTTTCGCTTTCTCTTCGCCTTTTTCGGTATTCGAATCATCTTCCTCTTCGCCGTCCTGATCTCCCTGCTCCTCTTCCAATCCGGCTGGTACGGGCACTACCTTTGCATTGAGGAATAACTGCCGTTTGTCCGCCGCGTTGGTCCCCTTCCGCCAGAGCCCAAGGGCAACCCCATCGCGCCATGCGCGCCGGCATACTCCCGGGTCCATCTTTAAATCGACCGCGGCATCTTCTACTGAGAGGGGCCTCCCGCGCTCGTCGCACACGTAGCCTTTCCGACGACCCTTCCGTATCGTGTGGGCGCACATCCACGACCAGAGTCTGAAGACATTGATGCCCGGGTTCGTAGCCAGCATCATCGGCCATGCGTGCTGATCGGGAGGGATCGGATCGAAGTAGCCGCCTTTCGACCCCAAGGCCTTCATCAAATCCTGAGGGGATAGGTCGGTCTTCATTTCACACCTCCCGCCGTGGGCGCGCAACGCGCGTCGATTGTTCTGCCTGTTTCGGTGTTTGACATTCGCAATTCTCCTGGGCGCGACAAGGCACGCCCGAAATTCTCTTATGTGGGGGGTTGCGCTGGGGAAGGACTACAGGCAGAATGAATTCAGCGGATGTAGGTCGCCTAACCTCAGCAGCATACCGAGATTCTCACCTGCGACACTGTGGCTAATCCGCCAAGAAGATACACAGTGCGAAGGTGCGGGATCTAGGGCGATCGACATTGGCGCAACATAATGTTCGTTATCGGGGTGGGATGCCACTTCCGATAACGAATAGCCAGTGAACCCACCCCTTGCCTACTTAACTGCTTTTCTAACGGCCGTTCGCGTCTCGCGTCCAGCCGTTTTGCGCTCAGAATTATGTAAACCCGCAGAAGGCCCGTCGTAGCTCCATGAGCGGACGCGCATCGCGGGTTCATCGAAGGGCATACTCCCGATTTTGACGACTGCCGGCGGGCGGTACGTGTACCAGGCAAGAGCGTGGCCGCCACGATGCGGCCGCAGGATCTGGCCGCTGATCGCGCCATCTGGACGAACCCGGCAAACCAGCAGGAGAGAAGTTTCCCAGTGCGGGTCGGCACCGGGTCGGAGCTGGACGACATCGCCAGGAGCGATCGTTTCTTTAGTGGGCGCGGCGGCGGCATCGCGGGCACGCTTGAGTAGGGAGTCGAGGACGTGCAATTCATCGGGGGAGAGCATCCTGCGATGATCGTGCGACCGGTGCCGGGTTGTCGAGAGTTTATCTTCATCCCTGCTACAGGATGCTCAGAACCGGGCGTAGTAGCAGTGTGCCCTTGGGGAGCACATACGCCCGGTATCTGAAACCAGTGCCCGGGAGCTACCCGGACATAGGGAAACGGTACCACATCCCCGTGGGTTTTGGGGTGGGGATAACGTCGCACGAACCGGTCAGTACCAGAGTGTATGCAGAGATACGGGAAATTCCTTGATGGTACGAGACGTGATCTGTTAGTCTGAACTTGCATAACACGGCCCTTTTCCGTGGGACTGCAACTGCGAAACCCGCTTTCTAAGGAGCGGCTTCGCTACTCACTCGCCGGGTATTGCTCTAGGATGAAGGGCAGGCCATTTGGCGATGGCTGACGGTATGTCCTTACCTAGACTTGCCCGGCGTATCGTTAACAAAGGTACGCCAAAGATCTTTTGAGTCCGGGTGGTTGAGATGGCGCCACCCCGAATCCGAGACCATTCTATCTCCGGTCGCGGGACGGGGGTTAGCACTTTTTGCCTCCCGCCAGGATCGCAATGGTGTATCGTCGTTTTTAACGTGGCACGCAAGCCCAAATCACAGCCGGCCCAATGGAGCCAGCGGGCAAAACTGATCGAGGAGTACGCCGCACTTGATCAGGAAGTTTCAAATTTCAAGCCGAAGCTGTTCAGGCACGGGAAGTTGCGCGAGTTGATCCTCGACTGGTATCCCGGCGCCAGCCCCGAAGAGGAGATTACCGTTCCGGGCTTGAACTGCGATATTCTCATCTCAGCACGGGATAAGATTCGTTCCGTGACGCACGAAGGGAAGCAGAAATTGTATCGTCTTTGGGGATCCCGGGAATTCGTCGCCAGAGCCATCGTGCTCCTGAAGTCCTTACCGGATTCCAAAGATGAAGCCGGCCTGTATACCGTGCAGGCTCTGACTGGTCCGCGGCATTTGCGCGTAGTCGCAAAGTCGCGAGCCGCCGCTGACACAGCGGCATAGCCCTCTCGCGGAGGAGAGGCACCAGATAAACTCTCTCCGGCCTCGTACCAACTACAGGAAAACTGTGCTCAGACCATGCAACAGCCGTATCCCGGTGACGGCTGGTCCGAGGCTTGTGGAGATGGCTGATCCGCAGCGGGCCGAGGTGTTGATGCGGGCGCCCAACGTTCGCGTTATTCTGAGGCACGGCCGCACCGTGGTGGAGATTCAACTCCTCGATCATGGGGACGCCTCGCGAATCCCTCCGAAGTTGGGCCGGCCGCAGAAGCTCTCAACAAATTTTGAATCAAGCGATAACCCTCCACGCGTCTGGAAATTTAAACGCGTGCAGGTAGCAGGAACCCCATGAGAGGGGTTCGGGCTCCCCGCAGGCCGGCCAATAACTGCAGTTCATCCCTGCAGGGGTTGAAGCCGCGGGGGGCCTGGCGCCCGCGCGAAATGGTGAATGCCTCGGCGTAAAAAAGAAGAGGACGCACGCAGCGTCCACGAGCGCCAGACTGAGTTCCTGAAGGCGTATGCGGATACCTTCTCCGTGGAGCGAGCCGCGGCAATCGCCAGGATTGGCCCCGCCTCCCACTTCCGATGGTTTCGCAAGAATCCGAAATATGCGGCGGCCTTCAAGAAGCGCAAAGAGGATGCCGGCCACTACCTCGAGACAATGGCCATCACCCGCGCCGGCGAGGGCTGGCTGGAGCCGGTCTACTACCAGGGTGCGGTATGCGGCGAAGTGCGGAGGTTCGACAGCGGGATGGCTCAGTTCCTTCTCCGCGGCATGATGCCGGAAAAATACGCCAGCAAGACGGAGATCTCCGGACCGCAGGGTGCACCCATCCAGGCGAAGATCGAGGTCGTTTTCGTAAAGCCAAATGACGGTTCCACAGATCATTGAGACTCAAGCGCCCTTTCCCGAGAAGCTGGGGTTCCTGTTCGAACCCGCGCCCTACAAAGTGGGGTACGGCGGCAGGGGCGCCACCAAGAGTTGGGGATTCGCGCGGGCCCTCCTGATAGCCGGCACGCAGCGCAGACTGCGCATCCTGTGCGCCCGGGAGACCCAGAAGTCCATCCGGGATTCCGTGCACCAGCTACTGGTGTCGCAGATGGCTCAACTGGGGCTCGAGGCGTTCTACCGGGTGGAGAAGGCTGCCATCTACGGGAGCAACGGCACGGTGTTCCTATTCGCCGGTCTGAAGCACAACGTCGACAACATCAAAAGCATGGAGGCAATCGACCTGTGCTGGGTTGAGGAGGCTCAGGGTGTCAGTAAGAACTCATGGGACAAACTCATCCCGACGTTGTTCCGGAAGGACGACTGCGAGCTGTGGTTGAGCTTCAATCCCGACCTCGAGACCGACAACACCTACCAACGCTTCGTGGTGGATCCGCCGCCCGGCGCAAAGGTAGTGAAGCTGACATGGCGGGACAATCCGTGGTTTCCAGAGGGGCTCAGGCGGGAAATGGAGGACGCCCGGCGGCGGAACATCGACGAGTATAACCATATCTGGGAAGGCACGTGCATCAATACGCTCGCCAACGCGATCTATGCGAGCGAGCTGCGCCAGGTGGACATCGACGGCCGGATCCGCAGGGTACCGTACGACCCGCTGCGGCCGGTGGATACAGCCTGGGACCTCGGCTACGGCGATCTGGTGAGCATCTGGATGTTCCAGAGCTTCCCGATGGAATACAGAATTATCGATTACGAAGAGGGCGCCCGCGAACCGATTCACCATTACCTCTCTGAGTTGCAGAAGCGGAACTACGTGTGGGGCACCGATCACCTCCCGTGGGACGGTGGCTTGAAATCGCTTGGCACCGGCAAGTCGATCGAGGAGTTGATGCGCGCCGCCGGCCGGCGCGTTCGGGTGGCGCCGCGGATGCCGATCCTCGACGGGATCAATGCGGCGCGCACGATATTCCCGCTCTGCTACTTCGATGAGGCGAAATGCGCCACCGGCATCCGATCGCTGCGGTGCTACCGGTACGGCGAAATGAAGAGCTACGAGGGCCCGACCAGAGAGCCCTTGCACGATATCCATTCTCACTGCGCGGACGCGTTTAGAACGATGGCTGTATCGATCAGGCAGCCGCAGAAGGAACGCGAGAAGGAACAACGGCTGCACAAGCAGTATGTGAGCCCGTGGAGCTGATAGAACCAAGTCAACAGGAGGCAATTATGTCGAGCTTTTTTGCACGGATTATTCCGGTCGACGCCGAAGGACGACCGGTAGACCCTGGCTATGGAATCCCCGGTGGAGGCGGCGGCCGGCCGGATCAAGGGCTGCCGATCGTCGGG